AACGGAGGCATAGCATGGGCAGCACGATGGTTGAACTCATACAGGAATGTACCGAGGAACTCGGTATTCCTACGCCGTCCACCGTCGCTGGCAATAACAGCCAAGACGTTGTGCAGTTGCTCGCGTTGATGAACGCTGTTGGGTATGAGCTTCTCCGTCGTGCTGATTGGCGCGAACTGACCCGCCAATACACCTTTTACACCGAGGCCACTACGGCCACGGGTAACTGGGTCAACGGTGTCGCCGCAATCACCGGGCTTGCCTCTACGGCGGGCTTGGACACGACCTATCAGGTGCAAGGGGTCGGCATCCCCAACGCCACCTACGTCACCTCCGTCGGCGCTACGTCGGTCACGCTGAACTACCAGACGACCGAGACGGTTGTTGGCGGTCAAGTCATCTTCCAAAAAGTGAAATACGGCTTGCCTGCTGATTACGTCAGCACGGTCAACCGCACCCATTGGGATAAGAGCAAGCGTTGGGAAATGCTCGGCCCCGAGTCGCCGCAGCAATGGGAATGGCTGCTCTCGGGCTACATCAGCACCGGCCCGCGTATTCGCTGGCGTCTGCTTGGCAAATACTTCCAAATTTGGCCGGGAATGAACGGTGGGGAGTTGCTCGGCTTTGAGTACCGCAGCAAGGCGTGGGCAGAGGCGGCAGACGGCACCCCGCAAAACAGTTTCACCAACGACAACGACACCTGCATCTACCCAGATCGCCTGATGGTGTTGGGTACGAAGCTCAAGTACTTTGAGGCCAAGGGCTTTGACACGACCGCCCTCTACCGCGATTACCTGATGGAGTTTGAGACGGCTGTGGCGCAAGACACGGCTGCCGCCAACCTCTCGTTTGCCCCGCGACCGGGTACGGTGTTGATCGGTTACGACAACATCCCCGATAGCGGCTATGGCACGGGCAACAACTAATGGCATCGCCCGTCCGTAGACGGCTAATCCAGCGCACGACGAACAACGTCGCATCCCTGCCTGCCCCCGTGGGCGGGTGGAACGCCCGTGACTCGCTCGCCAACATGGCTCCGACCGATGCCGTTACGCTAAACAACCTGTTTCCGGGTGTGTCTAGCGTGTCGCTGCGCGGTGGGTACGTTAAACACGCCACCGGCATGACAGGGCAGATTGAAAGTTTGCTCGTTTACAACGCCGCTACGGTTGACAAAATGTTTGCTGCTGTCGGCGGCAACATTTTTGAGGTCACTACGGCGGGAGCGGTAGGCGCGGCCAAGGTCACGGGTCTGTCTAACAGCCGTTGGGAATACACCAACATTACAACGTCAGGCGGCGGGTATCTGTACGCTGCGAACGGCGCGGATGAACCGCTGTTGTTTGACGGCACGACATGGACGCCGATTGACGGCGCATCCACGCCCGCCATCACAGGCGTAACCACGACGAGCTTGATGCAGCCGACGCTGTTCAAGAATCGGATGTGGTTCATCCAGAAGGACACGCTCAAGGCGTGGTATCTGCCGACAGCCTCTGTGGGCGGTGCAGCGCAGGTTCTTGACCTGTCATCGGTCGCGCACTTGGGCGGTACGTTAGTTGCGATGGCGTCGTGGACGATTGACGCAGGCTACGGCGTTGACGACAACCTTGTTTTCATCACCGACCAAGGCGAAGTCATCGTATATCGCGGCACCGATCCCTCTAGCGCCTCCACATGGGCGCTGATCGGCGTGTGGATCGTCGGTGCGCCAATTTCCCGTCGTTGTTTGCAGAAATACGGCGGCGATTTGTTGATTTTGACGCTAGATGGCTTGATTCCGTTCGCCTCTGCGCTGCAATCGTCTCGCCTAGACCCGCAAGTATCGCTGTCAGACAAGATTCAAGGCGCGTTTGCAGCGGCTGCAAGGGCATACAAAAACAGTTTTGGCTGGGCATTGCTTTACAACCCGCTCAACAACGCCTTGATTGTGAACGTACCTGTCGGCACAAGCGGTCAAGAGCAGTTTGTGATGAACAACATCACCAAAGCGTGGTGCAAGTTCACGGGTTGGAACGCCAACTGTTTCGCCCTGCTTAACGACAAGCCGTATTTTGGCGGTGATGGCTACGTTGCCGAGTGCTGGACTACCGGAACCGGCACAGGCGGGTATAACGACGACGGTATCGCCATCAACACGCAGGCGCTGCAAGCGTTTAACTACTTTGAGACGCGAGGCGTCATTAAGTATTTCACCCGTGGCCGCCCGACCATCTATAGCAACGGTCAGCCGACCATCAACATCGGCATGAACGTGGACTTTCAGACTAACGCCGACCTTGGTGCGCTGTCCTTCGTGGCAACGCAGTACGGTCTATGGGACGTTGGCCTATGGAATCAGGCGGTGTGGGGCGCTGACCTCATCATCACTAACAACTTTGTAGGTATCCAAGGCATTGGGTATTGCGGTGGGCTGGTTTTCAACAGCACCAGCAAGAACGTCTCCTTGGAATGGGCATCAACGGACGTCGTTTATCAACTCGGATGGGCTGGCGCATCGTAAACGGCCCCCATGTGGGCCATTGGGTCATGTCGCGCACGGATGGCAATTACAACGCCGACCGTTCAGTTGCTATTGGCCTTGAAAAAGATGGTGAGTTGGTCGCCGGTACGGTTTATGAGATGTGGAACGGCAGATCGGTCGTTTGCCACATCACTTGGGATCAACTCACACCGTCTTACTTGGCGGCGATTTACGATTATGCGTACAACGTCGCAAATGTTGATAAGATAATAGGGCCGATTTCCAGCAACCATACCCGGGCGCTGAAACTGGTCACGAAAATGGGGTTTTCTGAGGAAGCGCGCATTAAAGATGGCGCACCCGACGGAGACATTGTTTTTATGACGCAAACACCTGACAAGTGTCGTTTCTTGGAGCCGAGGTATGGGCAAAAAATCACCAACGCCGCCGCCAGCACCTGATTACACCACCCTTGCCATCAAGCAGGGTGAGGCCAACTTGGCAGCCGCCAAGCAATCGGCCTATATGTCCAACCCCAACATTGATGCCCCAACGGGGTCGCAAAGGGTTACCTGGACAAAAACGCCTACAGTAGACACCGACGCCTACAACAAGGCGATGGAGGCTTGGCAAAATCAACTGTACTCAAATCCCGAGTTTGCAGGCGAAGCGCCGACGCAAGAACAGTTCACGACGTACATTGAGCAGCCGACCGTCACGCAAACCATTGACCCCAATGCGTTGGCGGCACTTCGCGCTCAAGAATTAGCGCAACGGCGTATGTCAGAGGCTGCCGCTGGCGCGGCTGCAGGGCTTAACAACCTCGGCATCGCATCGGCGTTTGACACCCGCAATTTGCCAAGCATTGGCTATGACATTGGTTCCGCTGGCGCGATCCAAGGCGCACCGCAAGGCATTTACGCACCGATCGCCGGTTACGCGCAAGAGGCGCTGCCGGGGCAGGTAACGGCAGGCCAGCAAGCGCAAGCAAACGTTCCGGTGCAAGGAGCCATTATGGCTCCCGGCTCGCAATACTACGGCCTTGCGGGCGGCGGCCCGTCTGCTCCGACCAACCTCGGGCAATTAGATGCAAGTCAGTTTTATTCACAAAGCGCCCCCGGCGGCCAAGCGTTTGGAACCGCACAAGGCGGCCCCGCTGGCGGTCTTTTTGGTTTGGCACAGGCTGGCCCGCAAGGATTAAACCTGCAAGGTCTTGATCTGTCGGGCGTTGGCGGCGTGGCCGGTGGCCCGCAACAAGGCCAATTTGGCTACGCACAACAATTTGTGGGCGGCCCGCAGTTACAGAGCCAGATTGATATTGCCAACTTGCCACAGGGGCCAGTAAACGCCGGCATGACGGCGCAGACGGCATTGCTGTCACGCTTGTCGCCGCAGTTGCAGGGTGAGCGTCAGCAACTCCAGACGCAACTGATTAACCAAGGCTTGCGACCGGGTGGCGAGGCATATAACTCGGCCATGTCGGCGCAGATGCAGAAGGAAAACGACCTTCTGTTGCAAGCCGCCGCGCAGGGCATCAGCCTTGACCAAGCCGCTCGCCAGCAGGCGTTTAGTGAGCAGCAATCTCGCGCCATGTTCGCCAACCAAGCCGCATTGTCAGGCTTTGGCGCAGGCATGGAGCAGGCGCAGCTTTACAACATTGGATTGGGGCAAAACCTCCAGCAATCGCTGGCGACGCAAGCCGCGCAGAACCAAGCGCAGCAGCAAGCCTTCCAGCAGCGCCTACAAGCGGGTGAGTTTGGCCGTGAGGCGCAACTGGCATCGTTTGGAAGTCAGCAATCTGCCGCAGATGCGTATAACCGCGCTGTCGCACAGAACTTTGGGCAAGCTCAAGCCGCACAGCAAATGCAAAATCAGGCCATCGGCCAGAATTTTGAGCAGGCTTTGGCGGCGCAACAAGCGCAAAACGCAGCCATCGCGCAAAACTACCAGCAAGCCCTTGGTGCGGGTCAGTTCAACCGCGAGGCGTTGTTGCAGCAGTTTGGAATGGGCCAATCGGCGCAAGAATTGCAAAACGCTGCGATTGCACAAAATTACCAGCAATCGTTGGCTCAAACCGAAGCGCAAAACGCTGCATTGCAGCAGATTTTTGGGCAAGGCGTTACGCAACAAGAACTGCAAAACGCTGCCGCCGCGCAAAACTTCCAACAGCAGGTCGCCGCACAGCAAGCCAACCTTGCTCGTCAGGCGCAGCAAGTTGGTCAGGCGCAAGGAGCCGCAGGGTTCTACAACGAGGCGCAGTCGCAGGCGATGCAACAAGAGCTGTCTCGGCAGGCTGCCGCCAATGCCGCCCAACAGCAGCAGTTCCAGCAGAACATCGCGCAACAGCAGTTCCGCAACACGGCGATTCAGCAAGCACTTGCCCAGCAGGCCGCAATTCGCAGTATCCCGGTCAACGAGATCAGCGCATTGTTGTCAGGTGGTCAGGTCGCCGTCCCGCAGTTCCAAGGCTATCAAGGTGTGTCGGTTGCACCGGCTCCTCTATTTCAAGCGGGTCAAGCTGGCGCCGATTACAACATGGGACTTTACGGAGTCAGGGCAAATCAAGCAGCCAGCAGTAATGCCGCAACAACTGGCGCCGTTGGTTCAATCGCTGCTGCGGCCATCATGGCGTTCTAATGCTAGGACTAGCTTTCAGCGGCGGGAAGGATTCATTGGCTTGCTGGTATTTATACAGCAATCAAAATCCTATTGTTTTTTGGGTAAACACCGGAAAGCTGTACCCAGAAACACGCGCTGTCGTCAACGAAGTTCGGCAAAACGCCAAATTGTTTGTTGAAGTGCAAACCAATCAACAAGTGCAAAACGATCAGGAAGGGCTGCCATCCGATTTTGTCCCGATAGATCACACGCCGCTAGGTATGCAATGCACCGGCTTAAAAAATGTCATGGTGCAAAGTTATTTGAACTGTTGTTCAGCCAACATTTCCCGCCCGTTAATGGAAGCGGCAAAAGAGTATGGCATTACTAGACTTATCCGAGGTCAAAGAGATAGCGAATCGCACAAATCGCCATCACGCCACGGAAGCGTTGTAGAAGGAATTACTTTTTTACATCCAATTGAAAACTGGTCAGATGAACAAGTGTATTCGCTGATTTTGGCGCATCGCGGAGAACTGCCAGAACATTTCAAAATTAAACACTCTAGCCTAGATTGTTATGACTGCACGGCATATGTAAAACATTCGCACGATAGAGTTAATTGGATGAAAGAAAAACATCCAGAGCTTTACAAACAATACGACGCTCGCATGACCGCGTTAAAATCCACCATCAAGCCGTTTATTAACGATTGGGTAATGTAATGCGATACATAAAAACTTATAAAGATCGGCAAGATGCGGAAAAATTGGCGCAAATGCTTGCCGTTCAAGAGGCAAATCAGACGCTTCGTAAAAAAATGGAGACAATGCAGCAGCCTCAATCAAGCGGTGGAAGCCCGCTTGATCCAACTAAATTGCTGGAAATGATGAATATGTTTGGGGCGCAAAGAAACAATCAAATTGGGCGACAAACTTTTCACACTACTAACCCATACAACACGCAGGGGTTTGCATGAACGGATTTACCCCAGACCGCCGACCGCAACAGTTGGCGCAGATGATGGCGATGCAGGAGCGCAACCGTTCCCTGTCAGCCCCGCCGGGTCAGCGCGACATGGCGATGCGTCAGGTTCCCGGCCTTGCCTACGGCCAGCCGACGCCAAACGCCGCTCCCGGTGTGCCGCCGCAAAACATGACCTTCAACGGCCCGCAAACTTCGCCGCAGCCTGGTATCACCGGCAGTCGCGGCATGATGGGCGGTATGGGTCGCCCGCAGGGTATGTCACCGCAGATCGGTGGACGCCCGATGCGTTCACGGATGCCCTCTCCCGCAGGCATGACGACGCCGCAGGGAGGTTCGTACAGAGGAGATTTTGAAAATGCCTCCTAAAACAGTCACCGTTTTCCGCGCTCCGACCGCGTATGAAGAAGAAACGGCGCGTTTTCGGCGTCAGCAACAACTTGCAGAGATGCTAAAGCAGCAGGCAATGCAGCCTGATCAGGAGCCGTACACTTATAACGGAATTCGCGCACAACCCTCTTGGGCACCTCAAATTGCCAAAGTGTTATCTGCGTGGATGGCTACAAAAGCGGAACAAAAAGCCGAAGAAAGCCAGCGCAAAGCGCGTGAAATTGAAGAAGATTACGCCCAGCGTATGCTTGGCCGTATGCAGGGTGGGTATGTGTACGACCCCGCCGCTGCAACGCCTACACCAATTCCCGAACAGACCGAGTTGGGCGAGGTTACGCGCCAATCGCAGTACCGCCGCGCACCGGAAGAAGTGTTGGGCATGGCGTCTACAAGCCTCGGCACGGCTGCGCTGAAAGATCGCCCTGTTATGGCGCAGCGTCTCGCGCAAATGCTTGAGACGCCGAAAGAAGCCCAGCCAATGGTTACGGGCGGTATGTTCCGCGATCCTAAAACGGGCCAATGGCAAGAAATTCCGGGTTATACAGAACAGCAAAAATCTATTGCGGAGGCTCGTCGGCCGCCCGCAACGCCCGCTGCTGCAAAAGAAGAGCGTCTTGTCGCTATTCTTGGCGCAGATGGTAAGCCAACGTATGTTCGTGAAAGCGAAGCGGTTGGTAAAACACCGTTTACGGCAAAAACATTGGCGCAAGAAACTGCTGATGCCGCGGCTGTTCAAGCAAACACACAGCGTGAAATTGACACGCAATCTGCCCTTGACAACATTGGTGAGTTGATCGCGCATCCGGGCAGACAAGCTGCAACTGGTAAGTCTAGTTTTGTCAGCATTGTCCCCGGAACAGATGCTTATGACTTTAATTCCAAATTAGAGACATTTAAGGCGCAAACATTTATTCCGATGGTGTCTGCGCTTAAAGGCATGGGCGCGTTGTCAGATGCGGAAGGTAAAAAGCTGCAAGCCGCTGTGGGTGCGCTTGATCCAAGCATGAGCGAAGAAGCGTTTGCAAAAGAACTAGAAAAAGTGGCAAACACACTTTTTGCGAAGGCAAAAGCCGCAGGGTTAAACGTCGTTTTGCCGTCCAACATGGGGCCGGTCATTAAACTGCCGCCGCGAAGGTAATAGCCATGCCAAGATATGAAATTGAAGGGCAAACGTACACGGCTAATAGTGCAGATGAAGCCTATGAAATGCATGACCGTGCTACGACAAAAGGCAGATCATTGGCCGATCAGTTACGCACATTGCCTCAAGATATGTTGCGGCAGGGCGGTCTTGTAGCGCGAAACGTCGTAACTGGCGTGACCGGAATTCCGGGTATGGCCGCAGATGCGGCAATGGCGGGGTATAACCTTGCAACAGGATCAAACCAGCAAATGCCGTCAGAGGCTTTGCAGCAAACCATGACGCGCATGGGTTTGCCAGAGGCAGAAACCGGGCTTGAGCGCGGCTTTGGCATGATGCAATCGGCTATGGCTGGTTCGCGTGTACCGATGCCGCAAGTAGGGCCACAAGCTCCTGCAAACTTTCAACGTGCGCCGACAGTAGCAGAGCGTGAGTTTGCTCAAGCACAAAAAGCGGGTTATGTCGTGCCGCTAGCGTCCGTTAAACCGAGCGTTGGCAATGTGGCGTTAGAAAGCGTTGGCGGTAAAGCGGCGGTTCAGCAATTAGCATCAGGTCGCAACCAAGAAGTAACCAATTCGCTTGCAGCCCGTTCAATTGGTTTGTCAGAAAACCAGCCAATTACGCAAGCAAATTTGCGAGAAATTCGCAATAAAGCAGGCGATGTGTATAAAGCCATTAAGTCTGTTGGTCGCATTGCGCCTGATGAGCAGTATTTTGATGATTTAGCGGCTTTACGCGAATCAACAGCGCAAATTGCTAAAGATTTCCCTGAGGCCAACATTGGTTCGGCAAAAGAAGTTGATGACCTTGTAAAGTCATTGGCACAACCATCCTTTGACGCCAAATCAGCGGTTGAATACATCAAGCAATTGCGAAAAGCCGCCACCGGGCATTTGAGCGGAGCTAATGCTGCCGATCCTGCCAAACAGTCGTTAGGCATGGCGCAGCGTGATGCAGCGGCTGCCCTTGAGGAAATGGTTGGCCGTCATCTGCAAGAGTCGGGCAACCCGCAATTGGCTCGGCAATTTGACGAGGCGCGTCGGCTAATTGCCAAAACCTACACCGTGGAAGGCGCGCTAGAAACAACTGGGAACGTTAATGCGGCAAAGTTGGCTGCGTTGCTTCGTAAGGGCAAGCCATTGTCGCCAGAATTGGAGCAAGCAGCCCGATTCGCAGGCGCTTTTCCGAAAGCATCAGCAATTTCCGAGCGATCAGGAAGCCCCGGCGTTAGTGCGCTAGATGCAGCTATGACAGCGGGCGGCGCTGTGGCGTTGCCGGTTATTGGGCAATCCCCGTTCGGTGCATTGGTTTACCCGGCAGCACGTTACGGCGCACGAAATTTGGCATTAAGCAAAGCATTGCAACAGGGGCTGACTAAACAGCCTCGCAAACTACCTCGCGGCGTTGTTGGGGCCGCAGCAGGCGCATACGGCGCTGGTCAGGAATAGGAGTAAGCACAGATGAGTTTTAACGGCAGCGGTACATTTCTCATCAACTCAACGGGACAGCCCGTTGTCGCCAACACCGTCATCTCGGCCACGGTTTTTAACGCCCTGACGGCAGACCTTGCCTCGGGTTTAACGAACTGCATCACGAAAGATGGTCAGTCCACGCCTACGGCTAACATCCCGATGGGCAACAACAAGGTCACGGGCTTGGCAGTTGGCACGTTGGCGAACGATGCCGCCACCCTCGGGCAAGTGCAGTCTACTGCCGCCAAACTGATCACGATTTCTGGCACCGACACGATTACCGGCACGATGTCGCCCACCCTGACCGCCTATGCTGCGGGTCAGTTGTTCTATTTTGTGGCGGGCGGCGCTAACACGGGCGCTGTGACGCTGAACGTGGACGGGTTGGGATCAAGAGCCGTTACCCGCGACGGTAGCACGGCGCTTGCCGCTGGCGACATCAACTCGGGCGAGATGGTTGTCGTTATCTACGACGGCACCCGCTTCCAGATGATTAACGCCGCCAACTCGTTCGGCAACACGACGATCAACGGCACTCTGACGGTTACGGGCAACACCACCCTCGGTGCCAACGTATCCATCGCCTCGGCGCTTGCGGTAGGCGGTAAGGCTGACCTGCCCAACGTCTCTGCTGCGTTGATGGTGGCAGCGGTTGGCATCATCACGGACTTGCGCGCATCGGGCGCTTCTATCTCGTCGGCCAACGTCGGCACGGCGATTGTTACCAATCTCACGGCCACCGGCGCGTCTGTCGCCTCGGTCAACGCCAATGTGGCGCTACTGACCACAGCCACCGTCACGAACTTGACGGCGACCGGCGCATCTATCGCCTCGGCCAATATCGGCAACCTTGCCCTCTCGGGCATCTCGGTCGCCTCGGCCAACTTTGGCGTTGCGGTTGTCACCGACTTGCGCGTGGATGGCGCGTCCATCACCTCTGCCAACGTCGGCACAGCCGTTATCACAACCGGCACCTTCACCAATTTGACGGCAACGGGAGCGTCGGTCGCATCGGCCAACCTCGGCACCGCTGTCATTACCAACGGCACCGTCACCAACCTGATCGCCACCTCGGCATCGGTCGCGTCGGTCAACGCTGCTGTGGCACTTGTCACTACAGGTACGGTCACGAATCTGACTAGCACCGCTGCCTCTATTGCCTCGGCTAACCTCGGCACGGCGGTTATCACGACGCTGACGGCCACAGGGGCGTCTGTAGCCTCGGCGAATGTCGGCGTAGCGGCCACAACCACGCTGACCGCTGTGCAAGCCTCCATCGGCTCTGCCAACTTGCTGACCGCTCGCTTCTTGGGCGCAACGTCAGGCTATGTCGGCATACAGGGAGCCACGAACGCAGGCAGCACGACTTACACGCTCCCCTCGGCTGACGGTACAAGCGGGCAAGTGTTGTCTACCAACGGCACCGGCACCCTGTCGTGGACATCGGCAGGCGGCGGCGGTACGGGCGATGTGGTCGGCCCTGCCTCGGCTACCGATAACGCCATTGCACGGTTTGACCTGACCACCGGCAAACTGATCCAAAACAGCAGCGTCATCGTAGACGACAGCGGCAGCATCACGGGTGTTGCGTCCCTTGCGGCGGTAACGGCATCCATTACGTCTGCGAACGCAGGCACGGCGGTGATTACCACCGGCAACCTCAATTTCTCCAGCACCGCCCAGCGCATTACGGGCGACTTTAGCAACGCAACCGCCGCAAATCGTTTGCTTTTTCAAACCAGCACGACGAACGGCAATTCGTTTGTTGGAGCAATGCCCAACGGAACCGCGACTTTTGGTGCGTATATCGCATACAACGGCTCTGATCCGGCTAATTCCAGTTCGTTACTGCAAGGCATTACGTCCACAGATGCTCGCTTGGTTTCAACCTTTGCTGGTACGGGATCGTATTTGCCTTTGACCTTCTACACCGGAGGCAGCGAGAGGGTCAGGATAGAAACGGACGGCACCGTAAGCATTAAGGGCGCAATGACCGCAGTCGGCGCGTCTATCATTAGCATCAACGACCAATACGGCTATATCCGTGACGTTCCGCAGTCGGGTTCTAACAAAACCTCGGCCTACACCATTTCTGCGGGCGATACGGGGCGTTTCATTGGTGTCGGCACTAGCGGCTCCATCGTGATCCCGAACGCTGTCATGGCAGCAGGCGACGTTGTGACGCTCTACAACTCCACCTCGGGCAACGTGACGGTTGAGTGCAGCATCAGCATTGCCTACATTGCTGGAACCAACACGGATAAGGCCAGCGTGACGCTTGCGACAAGGGGCGTGGCAACGGTACTGTTCCTTGATAGCAATAACTGCGTTATCACGGGGAACGTCAGCTAATGACTATCCAACAAATGCTGTTGGGAAGCTCTTTTCAGCCAACCACAGACCCTGATTTTGAATACACCACGCTATTGCTGCCCGGTAACGGCACTAACGGAGCGCAGAACAATACGTTCCTAGACTCGTCTACCAACAACTTCACCATCACCCGCAACGGCAACACCACGCAGGGTACGTTTTCGCCGTTTTCGCAGACAGGGTGGAGCAACAGCTTTGACGGCACAGATGATTATTTAACGACGCCAAACAATGCTGCGGTGAACTTTGGCAGTTCAAACTTTACGATTGAAGGTTGGTACTACGCAAATACTACCGATCAGATGGGTTATGTTGAGCGCAGAAGCCAAACATTTGTTGCTGGAGATTGGGGCGTATATGTAATCAACGGCGGCATAGACTTTTTTGCCCGCGATATTATTGTGGGCGGTAGCGCCGTTGTTTCTAGTGGTTCCAGATCCATAAACCAATGGATTCATTTTGCCATTGTTAGAAATGGAAGCACATTCACGCTTTACATGAATGGCACTTCTGTATCTACATATACATCTGCAACCGCGTTTAATGACAATAGCCTAGGGATTACGATTGGCCGAGATAACGGAACCGGAAGTTCTGCTGGCCGTTTCTTTTATAACGGATACATTTCCAATCTCCGTATTGTCAAAGGCACCGCGGTCTATACGTCCAATTTCACGGTTCCGACGTCATCCCTTACCGCCATCACCAATACATCCCTGCTGACTTGTCAAAGCAACCGCTTTATTGACAACAGCACGAACGCCTTTGTTGTCACGGTCAACGGCAACCCGTTTGTTCAAGCCTTCAGCCCGTTCAACCCAACTGCGGCATGGACTGCTGGCAATAACGGCGGCAGCGGCTACTTTGATGGGAGCGGGGATTATTTAATTGCTCCAGACAATACTGCGCTTGAGATGGGAAGCAGTAACTTTACGATTGAGTGCTGGTTCTATCCGTTATCGTTCCCGGCAGACGCTTCAATTATAAGTTTTGGAAACGCAAGCCCAAATCAAAGTTTAATTCCGTTTTATTTTGTAGGGGCAGCCCCGCGATACTACATTTCAAGCAATGGTTTTTCGTGGGACATAGTAAATGGAACTACATTTGGCACGAGTTTGGTAGTTAACCAATGGTACCATCTTGCTTTAGTTCGCAACGGCAACACCTTTACTCCATATATCAACGGCGTTGCTGGTAATACGGCTACCAGTTCGTCTACGATTTATAATAGTGCAACCAATAAATATATTGGTGCGCTTACTGATGGAACCGCTCCAATAAACGGGTATTTGTCAGGCCTTCGCGTAGTAAAGGGAACTGCGGTTTACACAACAGGGTTTACCCCGCCAACTGCGCCACTTACCGCCATTACCAACACCTCGCTCCTGCTCAATTACACCAACGCGGGCATATACGACGCGACAGCCAAGAACGACCTTGAGACGGTGGGTAACGCGCAGATCAGCACAGCGCAAAACAAGTTTGGTGGCTCGTCAATGTTGTTTGACGGAACTGGCGATTATCTTTTATCGCAAAACAACATTGATTTAAGAATGGGAACTGGCGATTTTACGGTTGAGGCTTGGGTTTATGTAACTTCTGCGCCAAGCGCAGGAACAAGAGGGCGTGTTTATTCGTTTCAAAACCACTCTGCTTCTCAAGTTGGTTTGGTGTTGGCCGTTACCAATACCGCAGGCACTTTGTACGGCGAGGGAATCCTTCGTTCTGCTGATGGAACAGGAATAACTATTTATACTGGCACAACTGCAATATCGCTAAACACTTGGACACATCTTGCACTTACTAGAAGCGGGACAACAGGGCGCCTTTTTGTGAATGGCATTTTGCAAGATACAGAAACGTCGCAATCTCAAAACTTGTCGCAAGCACTCCCGGCTGCTGTTGGAGCCGCTTCTAATAATACAGAGCCATTTACTGGTTACATCCAAGACCTTCGCGTAACCAAGGGCGTGGCCCGTTATACCGCGGCATTTACTCCTTCGGCTTTTGCATTTCCGGTTAAGTGAGGCAGCCCATGACACTTTATAGTTTCAAAGGCCACTATCCCGTTGAGCAAACCGACAACAACAAAGGCTGGTATGAAGTCCCTGCCAAGCCAGAAACGCCAGAAGGCAAGCAAGTCGCGTGGCTAAACGCGGAATGGGTTGTGCGTGATCCCAAGCCCGAGGATCGGCCCGGTTGGCAATGGAATTGGAACCACAGCGAGATGGCATGGACAGAGTGCCGCCATGATGAAAGCGCAACAGACGGAATGGCATGGGTCAGCGTTGTTGACCCAGAAACGGGAATGTCTATTGGTGGTGATTGGCAAGTTATTGAACAACCCGACGATGGCAAAATTTACCAATGGGATAAAGAAACGCAGTCTTGGGTTGAAGTTGTAGAAGTTGAGGAAATTGAAGGAGCCTTTCCATGACGACGGTGCAAGAACTTGAAGTGACCGTAACAAGCCACATTGACGTTTGTGCGGTGCGATACGAAGCCATTAATGCTCGTCTGAAGCGCCTTGAGCAACTGGTTCTGAAGGTTGGCGGTGCCATCATCATCGTGTTGCTCGGCGCACTTGGCAGCATGGGAATGTTGCTCCTTGAGGCGTTGCAAAAGTGAATATGCAGAAGATTGTGGATATGTTGTTTCCGGTGCTGCTGGCCGCTGTCGGCTGGCTGCTCACGGAAATCACATCATTCAACAATCGCCTAATCGCCATAGAGGGCAAGATGCCCGCCCTGATTACGCCAGAGGGCGTACCAACGGACAGCCCCATTAGCGCCGCTAATCGCCAGAAGCAGAAAGAAGAACTGCTAGACAAGATTTACGACCTGCAACTGCGGGTCAAATTGCTTGAGGAGCGCAACAAATGATGACGATGGTTAGCACGTTCTTGTCGTTCCTTGCGGGCGGTTTGCCCAAGATTCTGCAAATTTTCCAAGACCGGCAAGACAAGAAGCATGAGCTTGCCCTTGTTGCCGCCCAGAAAGAGCGCGAGTTGGCTTTGGCGGAGCGCGGGTTTATTGCCCAAGCACGGGTTGAGGAGATTAAGCTGGAGCAAATCCAGACGCAAACGGCTGCCGAGGAACGCCAGGCGCTGTATAGCCACGATGTTGAGATCGGCAAAGGCGCAAGCCAATGGATGATCAACCTTCGTGCCTCTGTGCGCCCGGTTGTGACCTACATCTTTGTGCTGGAACTGGTCGCCATCAACATCGCAGGCGTCTGGTATGCCTATAACACGGGCGTGCCGTTTGCCGCTGCGATGGCAGAAGTGTTTTCTGACGACGAAATGCTGATTTTGAGCAGCATCATCGCGTTTTGGTTTGGTACGCAGGCTTTCGGCAAAAAGTGAAGGTTAGCCCTGCCGCGATCCACATGATTAAGCATCATGAGGGCGTAAGGATACGCCCTTATCGGTGTCCGGCCCTGCTATGGACGGTCGGGGTCGGCCACGTTATAGACCCTTCACACGCAGCGGTGAAATATGAGGAACGGCGCACCTTACCGATACCCGAGGGTTGGGATCGCAGCCTCTCTGTGGGAGAGGTGGACGCTATCCTTGCTCAAGACCTTGGCCGGTTTGAGCGCGGCGTGGCCCGACTTTGCCCTTCTGCTGTTAATCATCAAGGCCAGTTTGACGCCCTCGTTTCTTTTTCTTTTAACGTGGGGCTAGGCAATCTCCAACGCTCGTCATTACGCATGAAACACAACCGTGGTGACTTTGAAGAAGCCGCCGCAGAGTTCATGAAATGGTCAAAA